AGGCCCAAGACCCTCTGTGATGGACTCTGATCATCTTCTGAGCTCTTTGTTGGCTCCGCGAGAAGTTGGCACTGGTGCTCGATTTGAACGGACATTCCACAATGAGGACCCCGGAGGGGTAGGCGCGGCTGGCTGGTTCATGAACAACATTTGGATCGTCAGTGGTTATCTACTCGTCACCCCCCCGTTAATCTGTATTATCTACCTAATATGGACCGTTTATATACTCCGTCGGGATATTAAGCGGGGAAAATGGACCAACACAACAGCAACGTTAATAACACGTTTGGTCCAGAAATGTGGTAGACAATACAATGAAGGTTTCCGACGAGACTTTCAGTCGCGCTTCGTGGTTGAGAAGAACAAACCACCTTCCGGTCATTCACACGGACGCGACGCATGCGAACGTACTGGGGTGAACTACTCGATAGACCATTTCATCGAGTCGAGCGGATATAGTGTCTATTCCGTATCATTTTCCAGTCGGGACAATAACCAGGAAGGATATCATCAAGGTTATATGTCTAGGGATCTTATAATTGATGGCACTTCGGACAAGGTTACGAAACAACATATCATCAAAATGGTTGATGTGGACTACCATCTAGACATCGGGCACTGGGTGAAAAAGAAACGCCCGATAGTCATGTACACAATGGTTCCAATGTCTCTCTCCGGGGAGTCATTTGAAGGACATTACACCGTCAATGACGGCTGTGTCGAACTCACCGAAAACGGAGGTGCCTCCTATCAACACCCTCTGTGGGACTATTCAAGCGATTGGATCACGTTTGAGTATTGGTGGGGATCAATTGTGTGTTCAGTCGATTCAAAACATGTATCTGAACATCGCCGAGTGATATTACTAACACCCGAATTTGAGACTTATGGTCCATTCGGTTGGTTGGTGCCAGGACGAAGAATTCGAAGACAAAGCTTCAGAGTCGGACCAGGAGTACAACGCCTTGATACGACAGATGAAGATGGGAAACGTTGGGCTTCTCTTAAGCTAGACGGACGACACACAGCCGTTACAGTACCAGTTACGCTACTAGAAGCAGCAATAATACGCCTGAATAATACAAAACATCCAGAGATATGCACAGTCGAAAGATTTATGAATATTGAGAAAGATCTAACACGTGAATTACCCACTCCTTTTGCCGCCTCCATCCTCTACGAATGTATAACCAAAACAGATAGGGGACTCGAGATAAACGTACAACCGCGAGGAGGAAAAGTTCGTTGGTGTGAACCAGTAGCCTTCCAGGCAATTGGGTCCATCGAGAATGGATACCTCGCAACGGAAGATGGTAAGAGAATTGGAAGAACCGTGGGAGTATGTATTGTAGATCAGCCAGCAGTAGTCCCGAATGAGTCATGGAACAACGATATGGCATCGGTAACCGGGCGAGTTACCCGGCTCTATAATGACACAGTACCGCCCCAGAGACTCAATGCGTTGGCCTGCGAATTTATTCGCAAACTGATACCAATACCAGGCATCGGTGCATTGTGGTCCTTGGATCAAGTACTGGAACAACGTCAGAAACCAGCACAAAGAGCAAAGGATGAGAAAGAGATACCATGGATAACAACACAAGGAAATTGCCATATTCAAGCTTTCATGAAACATGAAGCAATGGCGAAGACAAATGACCCCCGTAACATATCAAGTATGCCAGCACAACACAACCTGCGTTTGGCACAGATGACCTACCCTTTTAAGGAAATATTCAAGAACTTTCACTGGTACATGCCAGGACTGAAACCCCGCGAAATAGCTGGTCGGGTTGTTTCATTCGTTTCCGGCTTTGCAAAAGTCGTAGAGACTGATTATTCTCGATGGGATGGTCACTTATCGGTATGGATGCGCGTATATCTCGAGAGGGCTGCCGTTATGCGGTGGTTACCCGACATGTTTCGCGCAGAATTCGGGAGATTGATAGATCAAGAAGTCGTGACGAAAGGAAGAACACGGCACGGCGTTGTATACATGAATGACGGTGGCCGCGGAAGCGGGTCTTACCTTACCGAGATGAACACTCTCGAGAATGCATTCATATCGTATGCAGCAAGCCGTTTAGATGGACACAATATCGATGAAGCCTGGTGCAGAATTGGATGTGTCGGGGGTGATGATGGGGTAAGCGGGGCATTGCGAGTGTCAATCGAACGCGCAGCTGCTGCTCTTGGACTGAAACTCAAGGCTAAAGAAAGAACGACCGGAGACTCTGTGAGTTTTCTGGGACGAGTCTACATAGATCCATGGACAACAGATTCAAGCATACAAGACCCCGTCCGGACGCTTGCGAAACTACATATTAGTTTCGCCGCGCCCGAAGTACCAGACGATGTCGCTCTTGCGAACCGTGCAATTGGCTATCACACCCTCGATCCAACTACACCCATCCTCTCAGCATGGTGTGAACGTTTCCTTGATAGAACATCAGGGACTAGCGGTCACCTTGTTGATGAGCTTACCAAATACGGTGCTCGGGTCAGCTGTGACACTCCTTATTATATCCGAGGAGACGTCAATCCCGAAGGAGAAACTTGGCCGCAACCACCAATGGGTAGCCAGCTTGTCGTGCAACGAATGGCTGAGCTACTTGAATGCAGCGGTAACGACATTCTCGCTTGGGATCATGCAATCCGAAATGCCGAAACTGATGCAGAAATCGAAGGCATTGTCAAACTTCCGCGAGTGTTTGGGGAGTTGCCATGTGTACTTGACGACGGAAGTGGAGCGTTTATTACACCTGGCGCTGGTGCAGAGCTTAGCTCTCCAACGCGTGGAATGGTCCAAACAAGGCTTGAATCTACAATTGAAACCTTTAATCAAGAAGCCGCCAATGCTAACCGCGACGACCTCACACTCGTCGTGGTTCAGCCCCGCGTATTTGGCCGCGGTGAACAACCTGGAAACAGGGCCGTCCAACCTCGAGGAACATACGAGGTACGACGAGGAGGAAATCGACGAAAGTTCCGAAGACAACCCTGAGTAAGGTAATGCTCCGCAGAGGA